TGTCGATTATCAAGAACAAATGAACCTTGAACACCCTTTGCAATCTCTTTCTTTATCTCATTGAGATATTTTTCATCAGTCAGATCAATGTCATGTTCATGTTGAATCCTATCAATCAGATTTGTTGCTTGATCTTTACTATTTAAATATGTATAGTAATCTTCAAGTAATTCAATCAGTGTAGAAGATGTACTTCGAAGCTGATGTGGAAAGAGAGCGGCAACACCCTCGGCTTCACGATTATGAATATGTACTTCTCCAACTGGTTTTTCTAAATGAGCCATTTTTAAGAATCACGGGATACTGTATTATAAGATGAAAGAAGAGTTGATGTTCCACTTGCACTAGAATCGATATCCATAATCACAATTGTCTTACTAGAATCGATAGTCAAGATCTCTCTTTGTTTAGCAATGACATCATCAGATGCAGGTCTAAGAGATATTTCTATTTGAACAGATTCATTCGCAGGGAGATTATTCAACTTCAATTCGCCTGTTTCTGGAAAAAGGAAACCCATATTATCATATAGTTTTCTTCTTGTGCCGTCTTCTCTTGTTGTGAAAAGATAAACATTTCTTTTCTCCGTCTCACCCGTGATAGGTTCATCCGCAAGTTGTATTCTCGATTGACCTATTAACCATGAAGACGATGAGATCATTGAATCAGATTGATCAATTTTACCATCAATTCTAAATCCAAAATTAACACCTGAATTAGATGATACACTGTTCACTACAGTTATATCTAATTTCTTATAAGCATATAATCTAGCGGCAGAACTTGTTATAGATGAATCACTATTATCAATGGTATTTAAGAATTTTGAGAAACGGAAGATACCATCAAAGTTATTCAATTTGGTGTCATTGAATAAATTGATACTATCATAAACCTTTGTGGATAACTCTGATTTTGTAAGAGATGTGAGAGAAGTATTATACTTCGCGAATATCTCAAAGAATATGTATGTGAAAGATGGATCAACCAATTCAGGTCGAATAGAAATAACTTTTCTTTTATCAAGGAAAGCATTAACATCGTTCTTCTCAATGTCTGTTAGTGTTTCCTGCCCAGATGAAGCGGGTTTAATAGAAACAAATACCTTTCCATATTCTGGTATATCATTCTCTTCTCCACCCCAAACAGAAACATCCCCAACGTTTGGTATATTCTGTGTGATGAGTGTTTTATAATCCTCTGCTGTCACTGCTCTATTCTGTGAAATAAAATTAAGAGGAGCATTGAATTTAATACTATCAATTGTTTCTTTATCTTGACCACCTTGGGCATTTATAACGGTTGAAACTGTAGCATCACCTGTAACAACATTATTCGCAACACCATTATAGATGAATAAATTTGCTCCATTTGCCTCAGTACCTTCTGTGACAATGAAATCCATATTAACAATATTCTGATTCTTTAATGCTTTACCTAGAATACCATCTCCGAATGTTATATCATAATAACCATCCCCATTTTCAAACAAGAAATAAACTGGAGATGTAGCATCAATACCAATGAAGTTATTGAATTTAGTATATGTTGTGGTCACGGCAGAATTTGGATTATCCAATACATTAACACGCAATGTTGTGGTATCTGCTTTATCAAAATTGATCACAAACTTTTGTCTGAAAGATGTATCAACTGGATAAGAAATTTTCTTTCTTTTCCCTTGATATATTTTTAAATTATTAAACACAAATTGATCATCACCATTAACCTCAGCAGTAACATTTTCAATGGTCTGAAAAATATAAGTGATATTATTGATCGTACTTGAAAATTTAGTTCCTTCGGGCAATGTATAGGTTTCAACTGTGGAAGAACCTTGTCTATTCAGTGTGAGATTAATTGTTGCAACAGCAGCCTGTGTACTTCTTGGTGTATAACCTAGAAGCTTTGCGCGAGAAATAACATTTGATCTAAGTTGCGCGGAATCCAAGAAAGATTCATTCATTGCCATATGCGCATTGACTGCATTGTAATGAGTATTATATGCAAGGACATCTAATAAACTACTCAAGCCCGAGCCTTCAAAATCCCAATCGGAAAAGGGTCCCTCTGTGCGTGAAAAATAATCTTTTAAATTCTGCTTGATCTTATCAAAATCAAGTTCTGTAGTATTAAATTGTGTCATCTTATCTCAATCTTTGTAGGTTAAATGTTAGACTAATTCTTTCTGTCGCAAATATTACATTAAAGCCAATGGAGATTATATAAGCATTTGCGTCTGAATCATCCAATACTTCAACTTTTACTGTATTCACTCTCGGCTCATAATCATCAATCACTCTTTTGATTTCATCACGAAGTTGAATACCAGTGAAAACATCTGCTGGTTCGAACAATAGACGAGTGACATTAGAACCAATCTCTGGGTGAAAAGGTCTTTCATAGAAATTGGTAAGAACTAAATTCTTTACTGAATTTTTGACAGCATCAATATCCTTCAATGGAGTTATATCATTGAGAACAGGATGCTTTTTGAAACGAAGGTCAAGGTCAGAATATAACGTAGATTTTGCAACGTTACTTGAATTCCCTAAATTATAATCTGATAATTGAGCCATATCTCTATTTATGAACTTTTGTTAGTATAATACTTCCAATAGTCAATTAAAAAATCTTTGTTCTTCTCAACATATGACTTCACTTGATTCATATTCGAAGAATATTTCTTTGTCGCATATCTCTTAATGAATTGACTATTCTCAAGAGTCCAAACCTCGATTCCATCAAATGTCTTTTGAATATCTGTTTCGATGAAATTCTTTTCACTATTTCCAACAATGTAGGCGCTCCATAGTTGCTCGGTTTCCTTTATTGCTTTCAATAAATCATTCTTTTCTTTTGCTTCAGACCATAATAAAAAATATTTTGATAATAAACTTCTTTCTGATTGTGTACCAGCATTTGAATTATACCATTTCCACAAAACATCAAATCCACCTCGACTTGACTTTAAAATGATATTATTAAAAGCAGAACTCTTTGATATCTTTTTATATTCTGAAGATAGTTCTTTTATATCATCCACAAGAGGTTGAATAAAATCAGTATTAAATTGTGAATCATACTCCTCCTTTTTATCTCTCAATTCTTTTATGACTGATGGAGTAGCACCAGTAGATGGTTTAAGAGCACTATCATCAGTAGTAATCGTGGGAGCTTCTGCGACTGGAACAGTCGAACCTGTTGCGGGTAATGATCTATTTTTAGCTAGAGGCATATTAATTCAAGTCTATTCGTGCACCATCAATATCGATATTTGCTACAGCCGTAATAACCGTATTAGCAACTGAATCAATATCAATATCATTCTCACCATCAATCTTAATGGTATCATCAACATTTAAAGTAAATTTAGCAGAATTATAGATCGAATAATCATCAACGACAATTCTATTTTCTTCTCTACCAATTCTTGTAATAAAATCTCTATGAACATTAGTAGATTTATCAATGGATATTTCCGCTAATTCATTTCCTGTTATCTTTGAAATTCTATCACCGTGTATCATCTCCGTCTTGTCCCCTTGAACTTCTAAATGATAATTTCCTTTCACAAAAGTTCTTAGATTGCCATCAATAGTAAGATTACAGTTTCCTTTGATATAAACATTTTTATCTTTAGCAATCACTTCATATTCATTTCCAACCACTGTGACAGTCTTATCTCCATTTGCTACAATCTCTTCATACGTACCAGAAGTGTGCATAGTTGAGATTCTTTCAGCATTCGGTGTATCATCAACTTCAAATACATGACCAGATTCTGTTTCTGTCACATGATTTTTTGGATATACAGGTTGAATGACTTCCTCTGTTTTATTATTACTCCAAGTGATCGGATCATAATAAGGTTCTTCTTTGTCATTAGCGATTGTAGAAACACTTGGTGGTTTTGCGGTATAAACCTCATCAACTCTTAAATCAGTCTTTTTAACAAATGATTGATTCTCTGTATAATCAGAACGAGACATTTGGGGTGTATCAACTTCCCCAAGAGAATCTTTATGAGGGTAGTGACCAGATGGATCATTGAAACCGAATGAATGATCTGGTGGTGCAGTCATAGAAGGTAACGAACCCATAACAACAGGATCTTGCGCATTGTCACCATCTCTAAAGAATCCAACAACCCAAGAGCCTTGAAGTAATCCTGTTGCAGAATGTCCAATACCCGACACAGATGCAGAAGTGATAGGCATCATTACATGTGCCCATGGTAAATCTTCAGTCGATAACAGTTGTCGATCATCTGTATGATAACCAAAACATCTTACACGATATCTACCCATTTCTTCGGGGTCATTGATGTCTTCAATCACACCAGTGAACCAATGAAAATTACTTTTAATAAAATTATCACTCATAATTATAAATCAACACTAAATGAATCTCTCTTCACTCTCACTTCTGAATAGTATTCGTTATCAAGGAATGTATGAATACACGATGTAATTAAATAATTGCCTGATAAAGCTTCATTATAAATCTGAAAAGATTCATCAGTGAAATTTTTATATTCAACAGGATCGATTGCTTTAGGAAATTGAAGGTTTATCTTCTTACCTGGATTTAAAGCAAAATCACCATGTAATTTTATATCGTGTGTAAATGTATTTATGATTGAATTGTAAGCATTCAAAAAGTGTCTAGAGAATATCGACAATCCATTATAATTTGTTTCTTGAGCATTCTCAAAGGCCATTGAATTCACAGAAATGTATTCACAATGGGAATCAAATTGATTTGATAGAGGCTCATCATCCACGACAAATTCATTGGAAATGATTGGCTTCTTCTCAAGAGTATTATCATTGAAAAACTGAGAATCATAACTATAAGAATGTGTTCTATAACTTTTATCAGAATAATTCAAATAATTATTTCGAGAAGCAAAAGCACCGCCATTTGCTTGCTGACTCTTATTCATCTTTAGATTCGATGCAACACTTATAATTCTTGTCGCTCTTTGAATATAGTCTTCTTCTGAAAAAGCATCTGTATTAAATCCTCGTGTATCAAAATAAGTCTGATATAATGGATTGCTGTCTTCATCAATCATACTAGACAAAGAGAGAAGATTGTATTCGCCATGAATATTTTGAAAGAGAAAGAACGGAGAATAATTAATATCGTATGTCTGTTTTCTAAACCATTCAACAGCGGCAAAAGGTGATTGAATATTAATTATACCTTTTGCATTACTGATTGCATCTCCTGTAGAAATAAATTTTTCTTGGGGTAGATTTAAATCATCCACTAATATTTTTTTAATCTCTGCTTCTGTATTATTCGAAAAAGCTCTAGAGATTTTTTTCTGATTGGAAATAAATAGTTGTTCGGATATTCCAACAATTGTATAGACTTGTGTATGGGGCTGATTTTCCATACTACCAAACAATGGATACTCCGAAACATAAAAATTTAAATCCAATTCACGAGGTATATCAGACTCGTGTTGAGAATAGGCAATCTTGACATTAACAGTCTCTTGTCCAGTTAATTTAAATTCTTCGATAAAATTAGTTGAATCCTTCAACGTCAACTTCATTACAAGAGAAGGTGAATAGAGACTCTCTGTAATAATAAGTTTTACAGCAAGATTCTGGACATCACGAACATCCCCTTTGTAATTGGTTATATCAATGGATTTGAGTTTATATGCCGATGGAACAAATGATTTTTTCCCATCAAGACTTAGATTTTTGCCTGTGATAGCCATTAACTATTAATCAATGTTTTATATTGTTCTGTAAACTGTTCAATCTCTTGAGGTCTTACAACTTTTAATTTTCTACTCAATTCATTCTCGTCTTCTTCATGTTGATAATAAGTTGTAAACTGATCAAGATCTCCATAACCACTTCTCGCAGCATCATAAGCATTAATTTTATCTCCGATACTCACTTCATCTGTAACATCGATAGTAGCATAATAACTATATGGCGCAGTGATCAATTCTTCATACCTTCTCTCTGCTGTAAATTCAAAAGAAGAAAGTGTGCTCTCATCAAGATCGATATATGTCGGCCCTTTTAATTCTCTCTGCGCTTCATTGAATTCTTTTAACCATTCAACTTTCTGTTCTGAAGTAGCACTATTTTTAAATACCAGAGAATATCTATCTGTAGAATTATCATCAAAGAAAATAGATTCGTCAGTCACATTATCCACAATTAATTGAAGATTAAATGCGTTCCAACTAATAGGATCACCTAAAATCGCCACATCTATCTCGTTTAAGGAGTCAAGTTGTGTATCATTTGTCAACAGTGAACCATCTACAACAATCTTTGATTGTTTTATAGAATCAGCATTAATTAAAGCCTCATCATACCAAGTGTCAATTGTACCATCCCGTGAGAAATCACTTAGAGTAATGCCGTAGTGATTTGCGATGTTCTCCTCAATGGCTCTGCG